ATTGCCTTGTCTGCATCAGCATGCTTGCGGATGAACTTTTCTAGCTTTTCTGAATCAATGATTTTCATATTTCTGTTGTTTGTTTCTCTTTGATGCAAAGATATAATATAATTCCCAAATGTGGAAGTTTATTTGTCCGAAATTTTTATTGATCTGTTTATATTTTACTATAAACATTTCTATGGGTATAGTAAACAGGGACGGAGCTTTATACATGGCTACCGGTGTTGATAACTCCGGTTTGTACGCTGGTCGCCGGGAGGCAATGGGGATAATTAAGGCGATGGCCGGACAGATTACATCGTTCGATGTCTTTTCCGGCATTGGGATTAGTGCTGCAACGGCGTTCGCCAGTGCTGCTAAGAGCTCTTATGACTTCGAAAAAGAGTTTCAAAAAAACATACTGGAAGTGGCGACGATCTCTACGCAGGTAGAAGGCAGTATGACTGACTTTATGAACCGGGTAATGGCAATTACTCAGGAAATACCGGTCAAGGCTCCTGAAGCAGCAAAAGCACTATATCAGATCGTTTCGGCTGGGCATGATGGGGCAGACGGAATAAATGTGCTCGAGGTGGCAGCTAGATCTGCAATTGGAGGTATGACAGATACGGCTACGGCGGCCGATGCTATTACTACCCTTATTAATGCCTACAAATTGAGTGCATCGGATGCCGAGAGAGTTTCGGATCAACTTTTCACGACTGCTCGACTGGGTAAGACAACATTCGGAGAGCTGGGACAATCTATTGCACAGGTTGCACCAATTGCGGCCAGCTACGGCGTTGAAATGGACCAGGTGTTGGCCGCTGTTGCTACGCTTACTAAATCTGGTACTCCGACGGCACAAGCTATGACACAGATACGGGCTTCGATAATAGGAGCATCTAAAGTGTTAGGTGATGGTGCATTCAATACACGCACATTTCAGGAAGGACTAGCGGAGATTGCGGCTAGAGCTGGCGGTTCAGAGTCTAAACTACGTGAACTAATTCCGGAGGTCGAAGCTGTGAATGGAGTTCTTGGCTTAACAGGGATCAAGGCCCAGGATGCGGCGGAACATCTTAAGGCAATGAATGATTCGACTGGTGCCACTTCTGCAGCATTTGAACTCATGATGAATGATGTTGATAAGCAAATGACTCTTTTATCAAATAATATTCAGGCCGCTCTTCGTCCAATGGGACAAGCAATATTGAAAGAAGTTTCAGAGGTTGCCACAGCATTTAATGAAGCATTTGAGAATGGTGATGTTGAGCGTGCTATCAAATCTCTTGGTGATTTAATAGTAATAGTTACAGGTGCTTTTATCGGTTATAAAGGAGCTGTAACGGCTTCTACTGTTGCTCAGAATATCCATACAAAAGCATTGGTTGTTAGTCGGCTGGCTTCAATACAGCATATAACGACGAGTAAATTGATGACAAATGCCATTAAAGCACAGACTGTCGCTTTGTTAAAAAATATAGCAGCTTTGGCTACAAATCCCTATGTTTTAGCAGCTGCCGCAGTTGCAGCATTAGGATACGGATTGTATAAATATGCAACACAGGCGACTGCCGCAGAAAAAGCTACTGCAGCACATAATAAGCGAGTTAAAGAACTCAGTGAGTGGGCAGATAAGACAAAAGAGAGCGTGGACGGTATGCTCTCCTCTTTGAAAGATGAAAATGTTCTTATGTCAAAGAAGGTTGAAATTTACAGAAACCTTCAATCTCTTTATCCGGATGAACTAAAAAATATTTCCCTTCAGAACTTTCTTTTGATGGATTCGGTGCAGGCAAATAATTTATTAGCGAAAGCACTCGATGATAGGATTAAAGCTCAGCAGCGAGCGGATGTTAATGCTATTGAAGCTGAAATGAAAACCAATGATTCACGAATAGCTACATTGGATAGCAAGAGTGGAATGGATACATCTATAGGAGAGTGGTTTGAATTGCGCCGTTTGAAGTCGAGAAATGAACAATTGAAAATAGAATATGAGAAGGCAAAAGATATAGTAATTCAGGGTGTGAAGGATGAGACGGCGGCAAGGAAGGCCGCAGAGGATTTGAATAATGACAATGAAAAAGGAGAAACTGTCCTCCAGCGAAAAATCGCTCTTACTAAAGAATTGTCAGATGCTGAAGTCAATTTAAAAAAACTCCGTGCGCCAGATTCTACCGCAAAAAACAGCGAGATAAAAACGGCAGAAGATAAGGTCAAGGAGATAAAAGGTAAGCTGGAGGCTTTGACAGGCATATCGGGTAAGGAAGGTGGCAAATTGAAACAAGCTCAAGCGGACCTTGCTCGCTCTATCCTCGACAATGAGTTAAAACTACAGGCCGATCGTATTGCCATAATGAAAGATGGCAAGGACAAACGAGTGCTGTTAGCCGATCAGGAATATAAAGAAACCATTGCCGCCATCCAGAAAGAGAAGGAGGAGTATCAGAAAAAAGTTAAAGAATCAGGAGGCAAAGAAAACCCCGCCGTCCTTTCTACTTTCACCGATCGTGAAAACTCTGCTAAAGATAAGCGAAACAACGATGTTGCCAATATCGCAAAGGATTATTCCGATCAGTTGAAATCAATACAGAACGATGTTGACTCTCATTTCCGGAGCCAACTGGATAATCGTTTGATTGAAATCGATAGCTACTACAAAGAGCAGATCAAAATAGCCAAGGAAGCCGGCGAAGAAGAGGAAGGGGACTTTATCCAGATGCTTATCAGAAAGCAGCAGGCGGAAAGGGAATACGCCCGGAAAGAATCAGCTTTGTCTACAGTCGATTTTAAGGAACAGGTAGACCTCGGCCATCTTGAAAACAAGTCCAATGACACCTACTTTGTCGAAGAGACCGAACGACAGAAAACAGAAATTGTACGCAAATATGCCCAAGAACGTATAACCATCCTTGATAGTATGGGGGATGAGCAGTCCAAGAAAGACGCCGAACTTTTAAGGATCGCTGTCGAAGGATATGATAAGGCCCTGTCAAAACCAAGTAAGAAATCAATCAATAACCTGATTGATGAAAAAGCCATAAAGGCATTACAGAAGCGCTTTATGGATCTGGGTATGTCCGAGGAGGAAGCGAAAGAAAAGGCGATCGAGTATGCAGAAGGCTTTAAGGGCAAGATGCAGATGGTGGCCGATGTAGCCGATAGCCTGAAAACGGCTTTTGGAGGCATCTCTGATGAATTGGATATGGCCTTGGATGCTGTTAGCAATATCGCTCAGGGATTTGCCGAGGGAGGACTAATCGGAGGTATCTCTGCGGCAGCCGGCCAACTGGTCAGTGTTGTCAGCAATCTGTTTACTGCGAAGAAGGAAATTGATAAATCCATGGTGGAAGGGTATGAAACCTATATGGATGCTATCAATGACCTTATCGATACCCAGGTTGCCCTCCTTGATAAATTGGGAGGCATGGCGTTTGGTCAAAATATCATTGACACAACAAAGGATATCGCCAAATCTATCGCGGCCAGCCGTACATTGTTCAATGAAGCGATGAGAGCCGGCTCCGGTATGTTTTCCCATAGCGACGGTTACAAGGCCAACAAGATGCTGAAAGGGTATGTCAATGAACTTCGCGAAGTAGGTATCTACACGACCGATTTAAGCCGGATGACTAATGAACAGCTGGCCTCGTTGAAGAAATTGCCGGAGGTTTATGCCCGTCTTCCGGAAGGACTGCGTAAGTATATTGACGCCATCGCTGAAGGTATTGATAAAACGGAAGAATTTAAAGATCAGATTCAGGATACTGTTCTTGGTCTGGATTTCACAAGCATAACAGATATGATTGTAAATTCCGTTACCGATCCATCAATAGATAATGCTCTGGAAGAGCTTGAAGTCAATATCGATAAAACGATTGCCAGTATAGCCCAGAACATGCTTCGTCGTAATATGTTACTCGGCCCATTAGAGAAGATGACCAATGACCTATATAAGTCGATGGAGAAGAAGGATAAGGATGGTAATACTTATTACAAACTGACAGCTGAATCGGCTAAGAGTTTCAAGGATAATGTATTGGGATTGGGTAAACAATTTCAGGATGCATGGAAGGAGTTGGAAGAGGCTTTTAGTTCTAGCGGCATTGATCTGATGCCTAAAGATCAGGAGACGACGGAAGATGTATCGGATAACTCCCTGAAAGGAGCCTACGCTAAAGCTAATCAGGAGAGTATTAATTTACTGGCCGGACAAACGGGTGCCCAGCGTGTTGCAATAGAATCTATCCGTGAGCAGATGCAATTTATCCGTGACCTACAGGTACAAGGCTGGAAAGATGTGACAGCCATTAAGGAATTAGTCGGCAAGCTAAAAGAAGTATCCGATAAGATATATAATGCAGTAGATGAGATAAAGGGGCATACCGGTGAACTGTCTGAATACTCTGAGAGGACGGTTAATGCCGTGGAAGGAACGTTGAACGTAAAAGTGAAAATGTGATGACAATCGACGGAAAAAACATAAATGAATGGGGTTGTACGTTGTTGGAAGGCTCTTTCGACGACCTGTTGAAATATCCGAAGCGTAAAGCTGTAACTATTCGGGACTGGGCTGAATCGAATGGCATTGTCCCGGACTTGTCGGAGGTGGAGTTCGAAGCCAGGACAATCAAGTTGTCTTTTTTTATGGAGGCTTATGGAGATGTCGAGTTCTGGCGCCGGTATAACAAGCTGACGTCTGACCTGTCTGCTACTGGCTACCGGGAAATGAACCTGATTGAAGGTATGACAAACCGGCTTCGACTGAACGCAGGGGTTAAATACGAGTTACCGGTATTTCTGAATGAGAATAGGAATTGCTCAGTTCTTGACCTAAATTTTATAGAGGATAATTTTACTAGAGTCTCAGCGTATCCTTCCGGTGGGATAAGCCTGCGCGGTCAGTTTGCGATAAACGGCTATGACTTCGGTGAGTTCGGTATCGGGTGCGACGACGGTCTGGAAGATGTATTGAAGACTCCGGCCTTGAAAGATCCTTTTACGGACGGTCGGAACATCGACCTTACAACGATCCGGACCCAACACAAGACGATCAAGTTATCGCTTTGGATGATGGCAAAAAGCGTAGGAGAGTTCCTGAACAACTATCATGCCTTTTTTACCCAGCTTTCGGGTACCGGAACACAGAGCTTATATATTAATACACTAGGTGCTACAACACAGGTCTATTACTCTGACTGTCCGTCTTATACGGTTGAGATATGGCAGGAGACGGATATCATGGTCCGGTTTACAATCTCTCTCGTGATTCCGGTAGTAACCTGGGTTGACACTGGTGGCGTGACAAGGTACAGAGTATTACAGGATAAAGAACTCGGTCTATTGGCTGATGAACAAGGTAGAATTATAGTATTTAATTGATATGGCGACAGGTGAATTTGATATAATTTATGCGAATGCATTACCGGCTGCGACGAACGTGACCGACAATGATATGATCCTTATCATTCAAGGTGGAAGACCGAAACGTGCTTTGCCTTCCACAATGAAGGGGCGACCAGGTGATCCTGGGTTAAGTGTTTACTTGGGTGTGGATGCTACATCTATCCTTTGGAAGCAGGGGCCATCCGGTACTTGGCAGAATCTTATTTCCTTAGAGAAAATCCGTGGTCCGAAGGGAGAGAAACCTTTGTTCCGGAAAGTCGAAGGTACTCTTCAGCTGAAGTATGAAAATGAACCAGACTCCGCCTACAAGAGCATTTTTGACCGAGAAGAATTGAAAATGAAGTTTTCGGATCTTACTGCGGAAGAACGCGACTTGCTAAGATTGCATTATTCTGATCTGACTGGGGCGGAGAAGGCGGAACTGATGAAACCGGCTACCGACGCGGCGAAGACCGTAACGGATAAGATGGCTCAGATCGAGCAAGATGCGAACCTGAAGATTGCTGATCTGACGACTTTTGAAACAACGGCCAAAGAACAGGAAGCTGATCGTGTTGACGCAGAGAAGAAACGAAAAGCCGAGGAAGGAATACGGAAAACCGACGAAGCGACCCGTAAATCAGACTTTGAGAAGTTAAAAACAGATGCCGGCGAAGCTACGAGTAATGCTAATACCTCCGCAGCGAATGCAGACGAAAAGGCGAAAGAGGCCGAACGGCAGACCGGTTTAGCCGGTGCAGCGGCGAAGAACGCCAACGACGCTGCCGCAGATGCTGTCAAGGCAAAAGAAAATGCAGATGACGCGACAAAGTTAGCCAATGATGCCGCGGGAGTTGCGAACGGTGCAGCAGAACTGGCAAATACTGCCGCTGGAAAGGCAAATACTGCTGCTGGTCTTGCGGAAGAAAAAGCCGGATTGGCCAACGACGCTGCCGCAGATGCTGTCAAGGCAAAAGAAAATGCAGATAATGCGACGAAATCGGCAAATGACGCTGCCGGAGCCGCAAATGGTGCAGCAGAGTTAGCAAATACTGCCGCTGGAAAGGCAAATACTGCTGCATGTTTAGCAGAAGAAAAAGCCGGATTGGCCAATACGGCTACAGAGTTAGCTAAATCAGCAGCATCCGCTGCACAGGAAATGGCAGATAAGCAACCTATCTTCGATATTTATGGAAATGTTTATTTCTGGGATCGGACGTTAAAAGATTATGTCAAGAGCGACATAAACTTAATGGGAAAACCATTTAGTATAGCAGAAACATATCCTTCGGTAGAAGCTATGAAAGCGGATGCCGATAATGAAAAAATCCCATTAGGATCTTTTGTTGCTGTTAGTATACCAATACCTGATGTCCCTGAAGGAAGTGATACAGAAGAGCCAGATACGGCTAAACTCTACATAAAGAATGAACACGATGGTGTAATCAGTTTCAATTTTATCGTAGATATGTCCGGTGCACGAGGATTTACAGGTAAAACACCGCAAATTAGTATCGGATTGGTAACTAAAGGTGAAAATCCGTTTGCTTCTTTATCTCCTGATGGAACAGATACTAATGGAAACCCTAAATATTTATTGAATGTCGTATTACCGAAGGGTGATAAAGGCGATAAGGGAGATGTTGGTCCTATTGGCCCTGAGGGAAAACAAGGCCCAATAGGTCCGAAAGGTGATACCGGCGCTGCATTTACCTATGACATGTTTACTCCAGATCAGCTAGCCTTATTGGTAGGTCCTGTTGGACCCATTGGTCCGAAGGGCGACAAAGGTGATAAAGGTGATAAAGGCGACAAGGGGGATCAAGGTATACAAGGTATTCAGGGGCCAATCGGTCCCAAAGGTGAGATCGGCTTAACTGGCTCGGCAGGAGTAAAAGGCGATAAAGGAGATACTGGTGCCCAGGGTCCGCAGGGCTTACGCGGTGAAAACGGTATATCCTGCGACTGGCAGTGGTCCGGCACCAGTTTGCGTATCTACGGAGCTTCCGGGTGGAGTAGCTATGTAAATTTACTTGGCCCTCAAGGTCCGAAGGGCGACACTGGAGCGACTGGACCCGCTGGTGCTAAAGGAGCAACTGGAGCTCAGGGGGCAACTGGACCTGCCGGAGCAGCTGGAACAAACGCCACTATCACTGGTGCATCTGCGACTGTTGATGCCAATGTCGGTACGCCATCTGTTACAGTCAGTCTTGGTGGTACGGCTTCGGCCAGAACTTTTACGTTCGCTTTTAAAAATTTGAAAGGAGCAACCGGAGCGACAGGAGCAACTGGTCCGCAAGGTCCCGCCGGTGCTCGTGGAGCGACTGGTCCAGCTGGGTCAAATGGCTCTAATGGAGTTTCCTGCGACTGGCAGTGGTCAGGAACCAGCTTGCGGATTTACGGTGCATCCGGTTGGAGCAGCTACGTAAACCTTAAAGGTGCGACAGGGGATCGTGGTGCGACCGGTCCACAAGGTCCCGCAGGAGCAACTGGCGCTCGAGGGGCAACCGGAGCAACTGGACCGCAAGGCCCATCTGGGCTTATAAATGGGGATCAAACTATTAGCGGATATAAGAAGTTTACAGGCTCGTATATTGATCTTCCAAGTGGTGTATATTTGGCTAGAAATAGTAATCACAGCTATATAGATGCTAGAAATTACGGTCAGACATCAGGCTCAACTTATATAGATTTAAGAATATTGGATGGGGGATTAACTGGGGTTCAAATAAAGCCAACCAATTCAGGGAAAGCCGCTATCTACACTCCCGGTGGTGTACAAGAAGGATCTGATATCAGGATTAAAAAAATTAGGAGTAATGTTACTAATATATTAGATAAGATAAAATCATTACAACCTGTTTATTATTCATTCCTGGACTCTAAAGAGAAAGTTTCTTCTATTGTAAATTTAGGACTCATAGCCCAAGAAGTAGAAAAGGTATTTCCAGAAGTGGTTGACGAATCTGAAGATGGTGTCCATGATTTCATGGTGAAAACAATAAATTATTCCGCGTTAGGAGCTGTAGTAGCTGTACAAGGAATCAAAGAATTATTGGAAAGAATAGAACAAATAGAACAAAAATTAATAGCGTAAAATGAAAAAAGAGGAAATTGTAAATTTAAACCGCACGTTACTATATGTGTCGTTCGGTAACATGAGTAAGGCTGGCAAGAGTGCCATGATGCGTAACCTGGTCCGGTTGGGAAAACACTCGAAGGAAATCGAGGAAGCTATGAAGATCGCTTTTGACAAGTTCAAGCCGACCGGACTGGATGACTTAATGAAGAAGAAAGATCGGTCCGAGGAAGAACAGAAAGAACTTAATGACCTGACAAAGAAGTTTGACAATGATATCAGGGAATACACATCTGAGCTCCTGACCGAAGAAGTTGAGATTGAAATGCACTACATCTCTGATGCCGACTTCGATGACCTGGTAGATGCGACATCAAAATCAACGAAAGAATTGACGGCCGGTAACTTTATGTATCTCCGGGAATACCTGGTAAAGGAATGATCTGGATTATCATATTAGAGATCGTATTCTGGGTACTGCATTACGTCAGTACCCGGAATGTTAAATCAGATGTTGAGTTGTGGGGGAAAGAATTGTAAAACGTATAAGTATAACATTATGAAATTTATAGTACTTACAGATAAAGGGATAAAAGGAAATATCCCATTTGAAGGAGCGTATGAAGATACAGTGAAATACAAAAATCCTAAAGCCGAATTTACGCGTAAAGAATGGTGCATAGATATTAATTCTTTGGAAGAACTACTAGTTCTAATGAACAAATATGGAGCCTTAGTCGTAAGCCAAGAAGATTATAGTCGTGCTGAGATACCGACAATTATGCTATTTGATGAAAATTGTGGTGCATAACAACTTACTAAAAAAACCTTACGGTGTATAGGTAGCCGTAAAAGAAAATGAAATTCATAGTTAGTACAATTGAAGAAATAGACGGTAAACCTCTATTTAAGGAGGCTTACAGGAGTACTGTTGAATGTAAAAATATCCACGGGCAAGAATTTACTGAAGAAGTATGGTGCATAGATATTAATTCATTGGAGGAATTTTACGTCTTGGTAAAAGAATATGGCAACCTTGCTTTATTTTGTGAAGACTTTTATCGTGAAGAAATTCTCAAAATCAATTTATTCGACGAAGTATGTGGTGCATAACATAAAACCGCCCCGAATCTCGCGACCCAGAGCGGTTCAAAATATTAAACTCCTTCAAAGAAGGAGGTGTATGCAGCAAAAGTAATGTTTAATTTAAAAAAATGTAGTATGAAAAAGATTTTATTTTTAATTGTAGCTTTGATTTCTTTGATTTCAGGAAACATTTACGCCCAGGAGGTAGTCACGGAACCTTCAACCTCATTTGTAATTGACCTCGGAACGTTTACCGGCATCGTAGCTGTTGTGTCAACCTTAGTTACTCAGATCACAAAGGTTGTTCCGGCTATCTCGGACAGTAAGCTGATTAAGATCCTGATCTCAGTCGTTACCGGTATTGCGGTTTGTATGGCCTGTTGGCTGCTAAAGGCAACTCCGTTACTCAATGATCTCGTGTGGTGGCAGAGTCTACTGTATGGTTTGGCTGTCGGATTGTCCGGATGCGGTTTTTACGATATTGTCAAAGCAATTGGAGGTCTGTTCGGCAAGCAGGACGAAGTGATACATTATAATAAGTAGTAAAAAAACTCCGCCTCCGAACTTCGCAGCAGGGAGGCGGATACCTTAGTTCCTTTTTTATAAATAGCAATTTATTCTGATGACTTTGTTAAATCATTGATTGTTTAAACTATTTACTTTGCAGGGAAAGCTTAGATAATCAATTAGTATTGTATATTTGTACTCTAAAACACACTAGTATGAAAGTTTATATTTTGTTTATCCTATTTTTCATTTTGAACGTATCATGTTCAAAAAAAGATGAGAGTTATGATGATATTTTAAAAATTACACCGGAATATCTACTGCAAGCTTTGCAAAAAGGATTATCCATACAGGATATTAAAGAAACTTCAGGTTCCTATAAAATAGTATTCAGTGATAATAGCAAGGTTACTTTTGTATTAAGTAAGGGACTATTTTATACAAAGATAGAAAAGAACTATTGGTGTATAAATGGAGAAAATACAAATATAAAAGCGAGCAATACAAATGCAGAATTATGGTCTATGGATGTAGACACTATAGGAAATTGGATAATAAATGAAGGAAGGACAAACATAGCGGCAGATATGCCGCTGGATGCTCTGGATGCTCCTACAATTAAAAACATAGTACAGTCACCCAATTTCTTCTATTTTTATTTTACTGATAAAACATTGCTTAGATTTGTTAATCAGAAAAATGGTAATCAGACTAACCATGATAAGCAACCACTCCCGGTTCATCCTAAATCTTTAAAAATATTATGTATAGGAAATAGCTTTACGGAGGATGCAACAAATATATTACCTAATATCATTCAATCGGCAGGTATAAATAATATTTGTATTGGACGCCTGCTCATCGGTGGTGGATATCTGAAACAATATTATAATAACTACATGAATAATTCTTCCGAAGGATACTATCAGATAACAGATGATCATTTGAAATGGAAAACAATATCGGAAAAATTCACATTGAAACGAGCTTTACAGTATGCAGATTGGGATATTATAACATTTCAGCAAGTATCTTATGAGGCAGGAAGATTTCAAACGTATCAACCTTATCTTTCCAATTTGATTGATATAGCAAAAAAAGAATGTAAAAACTCTACGCCGGTTTTTGTTTGGCAAATGTCTTGGGCGTATGGAACCGGATGTACAGAGGAAGTTTTTGGCAGGTATGGATATAATCAAATGAAGATGTACAACGATATCATTAATGCGACTAAAATAATGATGGGGCAATCCGATATAGATATTGTAGTACCAATTGGTACTGCGATTCAGAATTTAAGGAATACCCCTCTTGATAATCCCCCGTTAGATATTACCCGTGATTTTCGTCATCTGGATCAAGGAGTAGGAATATATACTGCCTCCTGTACATTCTTTCAGGCATTAATAGCTCCCGTTTACGATATTCAGATTTTTGAGACTCCATTTTTGAGACTTTTACATGGGAGTATTTCTGTTACTGAAAATAATTTTAGAATCTGTCAGCAAGCTGCTGTAAATGCCTGCAATATGCCATTTCATGTAACAAAGTAAAGTTGAATATCATTCAAATCACTGTAGATGTGAATTATAGTCTACTTTAATGTTTGCCACTTAAACACTGTGTAATTAGTATTTAAGTGGCAATTTTTTTACATCTCCGTTTTGTAAAACTGAACTTTTGGTTTTGCCAATTATATATTGAAACTCTCATATCGAATCGGCTTTCTACTAGACATAGCGATCTGCCTGGTGAAAAGGGGTATAATGACTCAAAATATAGAATGATGTGAAAAAACGCATTCGAACTTTACGGGAGGGAGTAATAATCTTACTCTTACAAGAGTAAGATTATATTTTAAGATATGAAAATTAAGCGGGGAAATAAGGTATTATGTGATGCCTATCTGAAAAATAATAGCTTCACGGTTGATGAGATCATGGGTGAGCAAACGCTTACCCTAAACTTCTTGTCCCGTGACGTTATTGATTTTGAGGTTGGTGATTACGTGGAATGTGAGGGTGAAAGGTACAAGATCCGGTATAAGGAGAAGGTTACTAAGCGGGAGAAGTCGCTTGGCTGGGAGTATAATATACCGTTTTACTCAAGCAAGTATGATCTGGAAGACGTTGTATTCTTTTTGAATGGCGAACCTGAATATAAGAAGAACTTTGACTTTTATACCGGTACGGCAAGACAAATCCTTGAATTGATCGTTAAAAACATGAACAGGGAGGATTCCGGCTGGAAAGTAGGATCGTGTATAGAGTCCCGTCCTATAACCATCTCATTTAAGGATAAGAGCGTCGGGAATGTCTTGGATGATACGGTCAAACAGATTGATACCGAGTATTGGATATCTCAGAAAACTGTCAGTATCGGAAAGAGAAAATACGACAGTAATGGCCTTGTATTGGGACAAGGTGAAGGTCTTGGATTTACCGAGCTGGAAGTGTCGTCTGTTGATGAAGAACGGCCGACAACGGTTATTTTCCCGTATGGATCAGATAAAAACCTGGGACCGGATTACGGGGCAGACTATTTGATGTTACCAGGCGGGCTGAAAGAGATGTCGAAGAATACCGAGAAATACGGACGGTTAGGGCAGAAGAAGATACAGTTTGATCATATCTTTCCGAAAGGTGAATTTTTAGTAACCGCGAAGATCGACGATCTTACATTACAAGCATCCGGTATCGACTTTAATTTGAAAGACTGTTTATTGGATGAAGTAGAGGCAATCGTCACATTCCAGGACGGCGGTCTAGCCGGATATGATCTGGCTATCGTCAAAGAGAGTGTGGATGACAAGATAAAGCAATTTAAGCTCAAAGAAAACAAAGAGGAAAATGCTTTGACGGTCCCTGGCGATATAAACTTCGCTGTTGGTGATAAGTTTATCCTTACCGGCATAAAGATGCCGCAGGTTTATATAGATGATGCATCCAATCAACTGGCGGAAGAAGCCCAGACTTGGCTCGACGAACATTGTGAGAAGCGTATCCAACTGAGAGGGAAATGCGATGAAGTGCTGTTTCGACAAATGAATCTATTCATTGCCTGCGGGCAGATGGTCGGGGTTTATTCTGATCAGTTGAAGATTGATCGAGAGATCCGGGTCACGAAAGTTAAGCGTTATATCGAAAATGACGACAAGCCGGCATACCGGTACGAGTTAACCTTATCTGACTTCCTGCAGGGTAACGGCTTCAAGGATTTGGTTAATGATGTCGATAAATTTCCAGATGAGATTGAGGACAAAGTTAAGCCGGTCCGAGAGTGGACTAAGCGGTCATGGCGTGATGTGATGGAGACGTTAGGTATGATGTTTGATCCGGAGGGGGATTATTTTACGGAGCTCATCAAGCCATTAGCCGTGCATACTGCTCAACTGATTGTAGGGACCAATTCTCAACAGATGGATTTGGTCGGAGTGAAGTTTATTCCTAACGCTGATAACGACCCGAATTATTTCAAGAACACAGCCGGTAAGTTAGTGCATTTTACTGTAAGCGATACAGTCCGGGAGTGGTCTATTCCGGCGGCTTCCTTTCGACTTAGTAATTCATTGGCTTATTATGTCTATGCCAAGTGTCCGAAGGAGGGTAGTGCTGGATCTATATTTGTCTCTGAGCGGCAGATTAAGCTAGAGGCAGAAGCTGGTTATTACCATTTTTGGATTGGCGTATTGAATACTCCAGAGGATAGTATTCGTTCCTGGAACCCTAATTATGGTTTTACTGAGATAGCCGGGCAGACGATCACGACCGGCGTTATTAAAGACAAGTTGGCCCGATTGGTAATTGATTTGGTGAATGCTCATATCATAGCTCAAAATGGGGCTACAATTTCGGGCAAAATAATATTTGGCGAAGGGACATCAGGTCTTGAAAACGTGAAGGAATGGCCGGCCGCGAAAAAGGTGATTGACGATGCCGTTAGAGAAATAGACGAAACGAGTAAAGCCTTGACCAGCTTTGAAGAAACCGTCAACGGAGCCTTTAAGGATGGCATTATTGAACAGGCTGAAGCGAAGGCAATAGAAAAGTATATCAATACTCTCAATACGGAAAAGGCTGACGCGGACGCTGTTTATACGAAGTTGTACTCCAATATTTATTTATTAGGTACTCCAAAAACCGACCTGTTAAACTCGAAGATTACCTACAATGGTGCCCATACTGAACTAATCAAGGCGGTGAATGATGCCATCGCCGACGGTCGTACAACCGTGGCTGAGAAAAACAATGTCGATAGTAAGTTTACTGCTTATAAAAATGCTATTGCCGATTATAAATCAAAGGTGGAGGCTGCCAATAAGGCTATCCAGGATACACTTAAAGGTTATTCGGACGAAGCTCTAGCAAAAGGAAAAGAGGCATTTACGGCCGCCAGCAATGCCCAAGCTTCAGCAAATCAAGCCCAACAATCTGTATCAGGTTTGGGAAGTTACATTGATGGCGCTTTTTCTGATGGCATAATACAGGAGTCAGAAGCTAAAGCGATCGAAAAGTACATCAATACGGTAAAAACCGACAAGGCAACTGTAGAAGCTACCTACAATAAGTTATATGTCAATAGCTACTTGACCGGTACCGCAAAATCGGGATTGCTCAATGCAAAGGTAACTCTATTCGGAGCGATTGATAACTTGCTGTTGGCAATCAATAGTGCTATTTCTGATGGTAAAACGACAGTTGCTGAGAAGAATAACGTCGACAGCAAGTTTTCATTATTCAATTCAGCCATGTCTTCATTTAACACAGCCGTGGAAACGGCCAATAAAGCTATCCAGGATACGCTTAAAAGCTATTCGGATAATGCGGCTTCAAATGTCCCTGATTCTTTTAAAGATTCTTTGGCTCAACGTTTGGGGTATACTAATTATGCCGCATTGGAAGCAGCTGCTGATGCCGGAAATACAGTTATCAAAGACGGCAAGGTTAACACCGTTTTACTTGAAGCAGAAGCGATTGTAACCAAGGGACTTACCGCAGCCATGATCCAAGCTCTCGATATTGTAACGAATCGATTGACGGTTACCAGTGGTGCAAAAATCGGTAACTTTACAATCGAGGATGGTTGGCTTAAATCGACAACTCAGGCAGGAACGGGAAAAGGGTATATTTCCGTGAAAACAGGAGTCAGTGATATTTCTTTCGGTGAGGATTTGATGCCTGCCACGGCTGGAGGTGCATATACACTTACGGGATTAATTGAAAACAAAAAAAGTAATCAAGGAGAATATTTCGGGCAAGAGAACGAAAATATAGCCCTAAGAGTATCTGCAAAAAATGCAACGGCTAATTGGGCATTAGACTGTTTTGGTGGTATAAGGAAGGTAGGTAGAGGTATAGATATTAATGAGCCCTACATTATGAAAGGAAATGCTATGGCAGATTTATTAGAAACCAAAATAAAATATTATAATTATTTTTTACTTCAACCTCCTAAGGGTTACAATGTAATTGTACGATTACCTTCATATACACTATTGAATTCAAAATTCGGAGGATTACCTAATGGCAATACTATTTCGCTAGGCATAACTTCCATCACATTAGCGGTTCAGGCTGGGTTTGAAGGTAGGATAGTGTTGGTTGGCGTTAAAGATGGCATATTATTAGGTAATTCAGGTGTAATACTAAATGATTTTCCAATATCAGGGTACAATTATGGAACCTTGGGGTTAACTCAGTGTAATATTGTAAAACTTGGTCAATTTAATGGTGGATGGATTATAACTTATTTATCAAGATAGAATATGAAAATAGCAGTAAGGAATAACGACGGTTATGTTCTAAATGGATTCATGATCCATTGTGAGATACCTCATACCGGAACTTATGAAGAGTACATCCCTTTGTTTGAGGGAGAGGATTATTCAGAATATGAAATTTCTGAAATACCTGAATTTGAAACAAGGGATTATATGTTAATAGATTTTTATCATCGAGATGGTATTTTATCAGTTGAATATAAACCCAATGTAGTATGTATTAACAAAGAGATTGATCGGCTGAAAAAAGTACTCTCTGACTCCGACTACATTGTGATTAAATCCTACGAGGCAACAATGATCGGACAACCGGTAGAGTACAACATGGGCGAAATACATGTTTCCCGACAAGGGTTACGGGATAAGATAAATGAGTTAGAAGAATTATTAAATCAAGAAGGAGGTGTGAAGTGAACATAGAATTAACGGACATAATAACAATCATCGGTACGATGGGAGGGATAGAGGGGATCAAATGGGCGGTCCGGGCCTGGGCGAATCGAAAAACAGACGCTCGTAAAGAAGATGCGGCAGCCGATGCGTTAGAGATTACCAATGAAAAAAATCAAGTCGGATGGTTGGAAGATCGTATTACCCAACGCGATTTGAAGATTGACGCCTTGTATGTCGAACTCCGTCAGGAACAGTCGGCTAAACTTGATGAGATACATAAAAGACATGAGGCCGAACTTGCTCTAAAGGATGCGGAACATAACAGGTGTGATCGTCCGGACAGTGAATGTGGAAGAAGGATTCCACCCCGGAGAAAATTAGATTTAAAAGATAAGGAGGGAAAAAATGAAAAAGATTGACGCAATTATCATTCATTGTTCGGCCACAAAAGTCGGACAGGATATCAAAGCAAAGGACATTGACCGTATGCACCGGGCGCGCGGGTTCAATCAGATCGGCTATAACTATGTAATTGACTTGGACGGAACTGTAGAAACCGGTCGACCACTTACGATCGCAGGGGCACATTGTATTGGCTATAACGATCATAGTATCGGAATTTGCTATATCGGTGGTCTGGACGCCTCTGGAAGACCGACTGATACCCGGACCCCGGCACAGAAAGCGGCAATGGACGATCTGATAAACGATATTTGTCAGGTGTACGACATCGCCGAACTACTCGGACATCGCGATACGTCACCGGACCTAAACGATAACGGCATAGTTGAGCCGTTTGAGTTTATCAAGGTGTGTCCCTGTTTTGACGTTCGGGAAGAATACAAATCATTTTTGAAACCTATAATCGTGAAATCATGAAAGCCTGGCACATCATATTACTATTGATCGGGTTGGCGGCCAGCTTCTTTATCGGCTACCATGTTCGGGAAGTCTCATCAATGATGACACCTAAAACGGATACTGTCATCATTGTTGACACCTTACGTGATACAGTACCGGTTCCAGTCCGAGAAACAGTGACAAAGTATATCCAGGTCCCGGCAGACACGATCGTTAAATACATCAAAGGTGATACAGTATTTCTACCGGTCATCCAAAAGGAATACTCTACACCAGATTATCACGCTTGGGTATCCGGCTACAACGCGGCCTTGGATAGCATAGATGTTTTTCCGAAGACTGTCTATGTTACGCAAAAAATACCGGCCCGTCGATGGGGACTGGGAATAATCGGAGGATACGGTGCCGGCCGGTCCGGACTATCTCCGTACATCGGAGTAGGAGTATACTATAGAATTTGGTGAGTTTATTTGATATTAATACTAGTGTGACCGTCTTGTTCGTGAGGGTAGGGCGGTTTTGTTGTATTAAAAAATAGTGCTTATAAATATGTTTTTATATCTAAAAAAAATACACGATTATCTTAGTTTTTGTCTTACTTTTGAAAAAATATTACATTTAAAAAAACATATATTTTATCATGGAATTAAAAAAAGGTAATTTTGTACTAACTATTGCTGATAAATCAGAGCTAATAGTAAAGATATTAAAAGATCCTGTTGTTTCAGAATTTTGGCCCACTACTTATAAATGCATTTCTAAAGAAGGGGTTCCCTATCCTTTGTATGAAAATGAGTTGAGAGGTATTCCTTTAGATTCGATTTTCAAACGAAGCCTTTTTTTACATGATTATTATATATCTATGGAGCGTTTTAACAAATATCAGTATATTCATCAACTACAAAATGCTAAAATTTTAAGTGATGATTTCATAGAAAAATTACTATGGAAGGAATAATAATGAAAAATATGAGCTACATGTTTACTAACATACGATCCTCAGAATAACGGATCGCAACAACTCGTATATTTATACTCGAAAAACATAAATTTTTTCATAGTTAAGGTTGGGCGCCCAGGTAAGCGATTATCTGGACGCTCTTTTTACGTTCACACCCTATATTTTGCATTTCATCATGCTGTTTTGGTTGTCTACAAAATAAGTTTGGTCGTTTTTTGTGACTTTGTTATCTTTCCTCTCTAAGATATTAAATTTGAAAATCTCTAAAATTGAATAACCATGAAAACGGAGAAACAATGGAAAGGGGATACTTTCCGAGTGATGCAACCATCGAAAGGTGGGGGAGTATCTATTGTTGATAATAGGCCAGTAACAATCCACCAATCTGAGATGATTGATTCCATCCAAAAGAAAGATACTATTCAATTAAAGAGAAATATGTTCTCAGTTCATAATGGACATACTTTTATTGTAGACAATAGGACTGTGGAAAATATTATGCAACAATATGGGATGGGGAGAGGTGTTATCCAAAATGCTTTAGGCCAAATGGCAGCTCATCAAGGAGGGAACGGCATACGCCTAGGATTACCTGGGTATACTGCTGAGTTAAAGATACAAGCAATGGGAGATGATCGGTTGTTTTCTCGTTCTAATCTTGCTAATCAACGAATATGGTTCAATATAGTTGCTCCAGGTTTACATTAAGATTTCTAACTAAACACAACCTGATTTACATAGGGGTCTAAAACCGTCCGAAGCTCTACCACGGATACTTATTTTATGACACCTTATTCAATATCATCGGATCATCAGCTTTCTTCTTCAGAAAATCATTGTTGATGACATATGCATCCATCTGATCGGCAGGGAAGGGGAACAGTAACTGCTCTATGTCTGATTTCCCTAGTCTCGGATCAAGCCACTTTTCCTCGTCTTCCTGATTGAGTATTGCTGGCATCCGGTGTTTCGTATTGTGGATATAGTCAGTGAGAGAATTTGCCTCTGTCGTTATGATCGAAAATGTACTAATCACTTTCCCGGTCGACTTGTCTAGCCATGAGTCATAAACCCCCGCCATAGAGAAAATAGGTTCATCTTTTACGTATATGTAATAAGGTATCTTTCTGGTTCCTTCATGTCTCCACTCAAAATAGCCGGTACTAGGAACAATACACCGTTTCTTCATGATCGGCTCCTGAAAGGAAGGTTTCTGAAAGATAGTATCTGCCCGGGCGTTAAGTGTCATTCGCTTTATCTCATCAGCCTGTTTCTTGTCTTTCACCCAGAACGGGATCAATCCCCACCTATAACTCTGAATTTCTGGATCAGAAGTAATGACCGGACAATCAGGAAAACTGAAAGCATTAACCCTATACTGCTTCTGCTCTTTAAGAATCTTTTCCGCGATCTCCACCATGCTTAGATTACGACCATACCTGGCGGCTAATTTTGTAGCTTTCGCACTCATGCTATTATAGAAACACATACTACTTAATCTTTATAACGTCCGACAATCTAGTTGTATAACAAGGTGAGAGTAACTCTTGTTTCAGTTTCCATTTACGTCGGCCACCTTGGATCGCCAAAGATAGATTATTTCGGGTAAATCCGCTATTGAGCCGATCGACTACTTCCATCAACTTCTTTTGCTTTTCCCGATCTACTGCGTCAAACATGTTTTGTTGTATCGCACTATCGGGCGCGATATCCATGATTATGACACCAGCTTTCTTGAAAAAATATCCTTTCCGGTAAATATTCCGGAGAGCGGCCAGGGCATAGTGAACGATTTCCGGTGTGCTATTCGTTGGTACCGGTAGCTTGATAACGCAGTTCTTGAAGTATTGTGGTAAGTCCTCCCGGAAGTTATTGGTATGAATAAAGACCATGAGTGATTGGGCACAAGACTTTTGTTTTCGAAGTTTTCCTGCGCAGATACTAGCGAAGGAAGATACAGCCTCTTCCAGTCCATCTATTTCAGTTATTGATTGGCCAAACGCTCGGCTGGTACAGATTTGTTTCTTTGCCGGTGCAACTAGCTCCAGATCAATGCAGGGTTCCCCGTTTAATTCTTTCCAGGTACGTTCACCGACAACGGTCATTTGTTGCCTAACCCATGCTTTTGGCATTTGAGCAAATTCGTAGGCGTTGTGTACACCGTATTTCTCTAATCGCTTTGCATGCCGGTGGCCGATTCCCCACACGTCGCCGATCTCCGTACGTTTTAGGGCTTCAATCCTCTTTTCTTCAGTATTGATGATACAAACTCCTTTATATCCTTTGTGCTTTTTAGCGAATTTATTGGCAACCTTCGCCAATGTCTTAGTTGAGCCAATCCCCATACTAATAGGAATACCGGTTCCTTGTGTAACTGATCTGACAATTCCTTCTCCATACTCTTTCAGGTTGTATAGATTGAATCCGGAAAAGTCTAGGAATGCTTCATCAATTGAATATATTTCGATGTTGGGGGAGTAGGAGGAAAGCATACTCATAACTCGGTTGGACATATCTCCATATAGAGTATAGTTGCTGGAGAATACCCCAATGTTATACTGTTCAATCTCATTTCTGATTTGGTAAGCCGGTATGCCCATCTTTATACCTAATGTTTTCGCTTCATTTGACCGTGCAATGACGCAACCGTCATTGTTGCTCAAAACCACGACCGGTCGGTTGTTCCAGTACGGATTGAAAGCTCTTTCACAGCTTGCATAGAAATTATTGCAATCGACTAAAGCAAACATACTATACCCTCCGATTATGGTTCTTGATGGAGTAGGTGACAATGCCCCAGATCAAGAAGTCGTTTTCTTTAGTAACACGGATCGGTTTGTAAGCTTTGTTTGCCGGGATCAACCAAACAACATTCGATTCTATCCGAATGTATTTGATTGTGAACTCTCCGTCAATGTAACAGACCGCCATGTCTCCGGATTGCGGCTCTAGGGACTTATCAATGACAAGTATATCCCCGTCAGACAATCCAGCATCTTTCATCGAGTCTCCGGAAACACGTCCGTAAAAAGTACATGCAGGATGATGGATCAGCTCCTTATTTAAATCTATTGCCTGGCTAATATAATCTTGTGCCGGGCTTGGAAACCCAGCTTTAATACCTCCGTCAGCGTAAGGCAGGGGCATAAAGGTTTCAGCATCTACCTTGTAGATGTTCAAATTCTTATTGTTTTTACTCATAAATCGAAATCTCCTATGACAAAGATAGAAAATGTATATGTTAAGACTACAGTGTAAGATGTTAAGGATTTATTTAGAGGCTAGACAGGAAAAGGCTAGATTTTATGTCTAGCCTTTAAAATAATAGCCTCCCGTCTTTTTTATCGAGTATTGCTTTGAATACTCTTTTATAAGTTTCATACAATTCCTTTTTACTTTCTGGACCTGGCCAGTCTGCAAATGATTCTCCGGCGAAGAACTTCCAGGTAAATATTTTGATTGCACTTTCAGATATTTCAAGGCTATCTAATATCTCCCTGACTTCCTGCAAACGATCACATATATATTCGTTCTTATCCGGCTCTTCCTCCTGGTTGTCGATAATGTTCAGTCGTCGCCAGTCAACGTTGTCGTCTGCCGGGATAGGCTTGTACTTATGTCGGTAGGGGGATGTGTCTGAGGTCACGTTTAGCTTGATCATCTGTAGGACATAAAAATCAAGTTCAGTATATTTACCTTGCTTGGAGTCCATGAGTCGGGATATATATTCCGGATCTTTTTGAAGTAGCATGCACATGACCTCGTTTAACACGTCGATCGCCTCGTCTGTCATTCCGGCAAGTGAGCAGTGATACTTAGCGTAATCAAGCCACCTGTCGTAACGTTTCTCTATATATTTATTCAAAGCCTCACTTGCCATAGTTGTCGTTATTTAATATATTTGTTCTCGGTTGTGAGAGGGTGGCGCTGTGAGGCGCTGCCTTTCTAAATTAATATGGGAGATCGTCTACATTTACATCTCTTTCGGAGGAAACTTGTAAAGCCTTTAACTTTTCATCTACTAAGTTTCTTATATCCCAAACATTTACAGGCATTATTTCAAGATTTTCAGCAATCTGTCGTGCAACTTCTTCGGATACTGGATTGATTGCATATATGGCACCAGATGAAAGGAAACGAGTAAAGCCATCAAGTCTTTTCGTCTTAGGTACATCAACTCTTAACATGTTCGTTCCAGCAACATTTTGTTCTGTACATTTTCCCGCGATTTTGGAGTGGCCGAATAATTCAACTACACACCACAAATCAAATTTTTCTTGTTCCATCGTTTACATTTTTAGATGTTATTTTATTATTCCATTCTTTTTCAATACTTGATAAAGCTTCCATCACTTTAAAGAATAGATGAGCTGGTAAATAATCACTATAAGGATCAATAAAACTCACCTTGCCATTTTCATCAATTCGGAACCGTATTAACAGCTGCTTACGATCGTCGGTGTTCTTTTTCTTTGCCATAACTCGTTATTTTTTAACCGATAAACTCTTTGAAAGCCAATGTGTAGACATTGTATTGCTTTTTTACCACATAGAATACAATTACATTGGAAGAATGTCCTGCATCATCAAGTGTTAGAAGAGGGTAGGGATGACCATCTACTGATTCTATTTGTTTGTCAATATCATCACCCCACAGCTCAAAGCCTTGTTTAAGGCTTTCCAATATTCGCAGAAGAAGATCTTCTCCTAATGCGCTTTTTATTTTCTCCTGGTTTCTCAGTGCGTACCTCATGATTACTATATTGTTTACAGCCGTAAGCGGCAAAGTTGACCTGATGCATTGGAGTCCCCTGGCCTTTGAAACAAGGATATCGAATGCATTTTATACATTTTCTTCTCGGGTATTTGTTAGCATCTCTTTGCTCCTTAACTCGATCAACACTTAAACTCATATTCATTATTCGTCCTCCTCTGTTTCGTCGAACATGTGTGCCATCATATCGACAATGTTAGTTTGTATATTGTCCTCGGCACCAAGAACGGCATTACTGATATGTTTCTTTTCCTCAATGATCCGGTAGAGTTTTTGATCGATCGTCCGGCGACCGAGCAGATAGTAGCAGTTCACCGAGTCTTTCTGCCCGATACGGTGTGCCCGGCTTTCAGCCTGATCGCAGTCGGCATACGTCCAAGGAAGTTCGATAAAGGCAACATCGCTGGCGGCCGTGAGCGTAATACCGGCACTGGCCGCTTTGATGGAGCAGATAATAATGTCCGTCTTCGGGCTCTTTTGGAAGGCATCAACGGAGGCCTGTTTTTCTTCCATATTCTGCCGTCCAGTGACACATACGGCGGAAGGAAAGGCGGCAAGTAATCGATCTACGATTTCATGCAGGTTACAGAATAGGATAATCTTTTTCCCGTTCTCCCGAAAGTCCTTAACGAAATCGATTACCTCTTTCAACTTGCCACGTGCAGTAATATCTTTCAAGATACCGATACGGACCATCACTTCTCCTTTTAGCGACTTTTGAATCTTTTCGTCGTCTGCTTCCTTGTATCGCTTCAGGTAATCGATCAGGTCACGTTCGGCATCTTGATACTCTTTTCGATTAGTGATATCACAACTCATAACCTGTCGAACTTTATCCGGGAGCTGGGTAAGTACTTTAGACTTTTCTCGGCGGAAAAAGCAATTTTTCCACAACATATAGTTTAGCTCCTTCAGGTTGGATGCCCCATTTGGACCGGAACAGTACCTACTCATGAAATATTTCCATCCTCCGAAATCGATCATTCGGTCCATTATCCCCAGCTGGCATACAAGATCATTAGGCTTGTTTACCACCGGTGTGCCGGTGAGTAGAATGATATACTCTTTTCCGGAAGCGATGCCCTTACAAAACTTGCTTTGCTGAGTAGATGTAGACTTTACTTTGTGGGATTCGTCTATAATTACCGATTTGAATAGATTTATCGTCTGATGGAACTCTACATCTTTAAGAGTCCATTTTTCAGACTTTGTGATCCTACGAACGAAATACTTTCGTAGACTTTCATAGTTTACAATGAAAACCTGATTCATGCCGGTTTGCCAGAAGAATGGCCAGCTTTCACGAACAGAGTCAGTTAAGACCATAGCTTTTTTATCGGTAAACTTTGCCCACTCTCTTTGCCAGTTTATCTTAACCACATTCGGACAGATAACCAGACAGGGAAAAGCATTAGCTTTGTTGATCGTAGCGATAGCCTCTAGGGTTTTGCCGAGTCCCATATCATCGCCATTAATAAAGCGCTTCAGCTGGAGCCCTCTAGCGATTCCCTGTAGTTGATAGGGGTAAGGCTCTATCTTTAACCCATGATCCCCTTCCAATTCCGGCATATCCGGAAGCGTATAGGCGATATCTTCATCGCTTTTTACGGCTTTCTGATCACCCCAGATAACTGGTTCAAAATGCTTGATGTAGTAAGAAAACTGATCAAGTTCGGCCTTACCTTTGTTGGTTGCTGGAACGATCCATGCTCCGCTAGCCTTGTCCCACCGGCGGCCGTCAACGGTAATAGATTCTTTAAATTTATCTACTACCTGCTGACGGTACCGGTCAAACTTGACTGCGTAATAGCTCCCATATTGAGTATTTTGCAGTGTAATTAACATAGTGATATTTGTTAAATGATTAAGCGTAAGGGTCAAATGCCGGAACTTCTTCTGCGGCCTCGTTCATTTGCTCTTTCTTGGACTTGCGGCCGCGTTTTTTGGGCTTTTCTTCTATTTCGCCCGTGATATCGGATTCCTCCGGAGCATCGAAATCGAATGACTCTTGCTTGATTCCGCATTTGCCTTCAAAGAGATAAGCGTCTACTTCGTAGCTGCATCGGTCGATAGCTTCCTTCAGTTCCGCGCCATACGGGTAGCCGTCGCCGGATTCATCCTCGTATTTTGTAAACGGCACCGAGAGATTCAGTACTTGTCCGCTTTTCAGCAGCTTTTGTGCCTGAATTGATGCACCGGCAGACTCGTCGTTGCCACCTTTGCTGTATCCGGTAATTATGATGCTTTTCAACTTTTCGTTTAGATCATCATCGGACGGTTCGGCAACATTAACCAGGGTAGCTTCGTGCATTTCGCAAATTTTTACGGCATGCGGTTTAAGACGATCCAGGGCATAACGCAGGTCAGAATGAATAAACTGTTCTGACTCTTTCATGATGTTGTTTTTATAGTTCGCATCTATAAACTTTTCAGTGTACTCAGCTGTAAGCTGGTTGTTCTTCACCTTTACTTTTTGGATTTCGTACACTGGTTGTTCTTTTACTAATTCTTCCATGTTCATTTAAAATTTAGGATTGTTATTATTGTACATTTGTGGAGCCAGGGACATTTCCGCCTTGGCTTTACTGATAAGGGTACGACACCAATCTAATTGATGTGTCGCGGTACGGTTCAAACGCTCACACCAATCAACAAGATATTGCTCTTCTTTGCATAAGCTATCAATGATCGCATTTACGGCTTTGGATGTAGCACCTGCCCGGCTAGCTGTTTCTCGGAGCGTATCGAACACCTCGGACTTCTTTTTTCCGTTTAGAAAGTACTTGGCATCGGCCAGCAGCTTTCCGGTTCGAGCGATATAGACAGCCAAGTCATTTCCTCGGAGAACAGCTTCCTGGACATCTTCGCTCATTGTGATATTCAGATAAGAGTCGATTACTGCTAATTCTTCGGCAATACTCTCGATCGGTGTAATATTCAGATTCATTCTGTTTATTTTAAGATATACTCATGATTGCAACCGGTACAATGGAGGACAGGAAAGCATTCTCCTTTGACTGTTGTCTGGTATTTTTTTACGACCATTGGTGCACCGCATTCCGGGCACTTAGTCGATAATACCCGGATGAACCAGGCAATGACTTGTTTAAAAAACTTCTTCATATTTCTTATTCTATTAGCATCCACCAGCGGAATGCGAGTTCGTCGTATTTTTCTTTACCTTTCAGATAGATAGGATCATCGCGCTTGATGAAGACCTTAAATATCTTCTGGTTCTTTTTAGATATCCCGTATATGAAATCCTGACGGCTTCCGGCAATATCCATATACCAGGCGCGGGAACGGTCCCAGTCGAAAAAATCCACGGCTTCGTCGAACTGTTTTTGAGATTGGGCGAAGGTCGTTTTTAAGTCTCCACCGAATCCAAAGGCCTGTAACCACCAGTCCCATTTACACCGGGTATCAAGAGTGTACTCAAAGTTACCATACTGGAATTTTTGAGCTTTGTTTACCATGAATCGCTGTGTCTCTGCCTTTGCCAGCACTTGTGCCAGGAACTGATCCCGGCGTGCTTCCATCCGGAGCGATTTGATCATAGCCAGAGCCAGCTCCCAATCTTCGCCGGAATACAATACATCGTCCACCATCCGCTTGTCATACCGTACCCGTTCCTGCTCCGTCAGCATTGCATCAACCAGACTGCCAAATTTGAAAGCCTTTTCCTTATCCCCATATTGTGTACGGGGATAGAGGTGGTTTTTTAGTTCTGTCAGGTCTGAGTTACTGACTTCAGACCGGCTGTAATACGTGTCTTGCATCTTCTTCCTGTTGTTCTAGGTAGTCTAATACTAGTTTGTCGAACTCGAATGTGGCGGTGTTAGCAATCATCCAGCGTAGCCATTTCCGACCCTCTGAGGTTTCAATGATCGACTTCAGCCGGGCTGGATTACTCCGGTACTTACCGAAGTTGATCCAGCTTGTGAGGTAAAATTTCTTTCCCATTTTATTTAGCTGTTACATCATCAATGTATTTCACAAAGACAGATTTTATTTCTTCACCATCTTTGTTCATGACCTTCTCGCAGTAGGTGATCATCTTCTTATGCACCTTTTCGAGATCCTCCATGCTCATATTGATTCCTTCGCGAGTAAACCACATCTGATATACCTGAAGAAACCCTTGCGGGTTGGTGATCTGTATTTTCTTCTTAACTTTTGCCTTTGTCAGAGTAGAAGGCATGCTGGCAGCAGAGAAATCAAATGCAGCCTGTACTTCGGCTGCCGCTTTTTCAGCTTCAGCCTTTGCTTTGGCTTCTGCCTCTCGGCGCTTGCGTTCTTCTTCCTGTTTACGGAGTTGTTCCTGTTGTTCTTTCCTGCGTTGCTCTTCCTGACGA